ATGGGACGTAAACGAAGAGATGAGTATGTAGACGGAGTGTTAAGAGTAGCATTACCTTCTGCAGACCCTAAAGCCTAAGGAGGGCATAAAACATGGCAATAAACCAAGCAGTCTGTGCTTCCTTTAAACAGCAGTTGCTTCAAGGGGATCATGACATTGATAATGACACTATCAATCTTGCCCTTTATACAGATTCTGCAACTTTAAATGGAAACACAACAGCCTACTCAGCCACAAACGAAGTAGGTAATTCAGGAACATATACAGCAGGTGGTGCAACCTTAACAGGTGCTACTGTTGGTTTAACAGCAACTAGCGTTACAGCATCAACAGCATTCGTTGACTTTGCAAATGCAAGTTTTACATCAGCAACAATATCTGCACAAGCAGCATTGATCTATAACAGATCATCAGCCGCTACTAATGCAGCTATTTGTGTTCTTGATTTCGGAAGTGTAAAAACATCAACAAACGGTACATTCACAATCGCATTCCCAACTAACGATAAAGACAGTGCTATATTAAGATTATCTTAATATAAGAGGTCATTACCATGGCAGATGCTTGGGGTGAAGGTACATGGGGGCAAGGCTTTTGGGGCCAACAAAGTTCGATCACAGTATCTGTTACTGGGTTATCGACAACAGCAGCATTAGGCACAGAGTCAGTTGTTGCTGATAGTTTAGTTACATTAGGTTCTCTTGAAACAACTTCTGCGCTAGGCACAGCCACTGGTGAGGCTGAATCAATTTATCCACTAACAGGTGTTACATCTTCATTTAGTTTAGGCACTTCTAGTATTGAAGAAGGAACTGATGTTACCCTTTCAAGTTTAACTACATCATTTGCTACAGGAACTGAAAGTGCATCGGGCACAGTCGATGCAGGTTGGGGTAGATCTACATGGGGATCTTTTGCTTGGAATGAAAATATAACACAAGAGGTTAGCGTCACAGGGGTGACTATGACCACAACTCTTGGGACCACAACTCAAGAAGTTGGTACAGGTGTTATTGTTTCACCAACAGGTCTTGCAATAACAGGTGCTTTAGGTACCACATCACAAACAGGAACAGCAGTTGAAACTCTTGACAGTCTTTCAGTTGGTGTTGCTCTTTCAGGAGCGACGGTATCAGGTGAGGGTAGTGTCGCTGTCATAGCACCTTCTGATCAATTAGACTTTGCTATCGGAACTCCTGTCATTGATATTTTCACACAGGTAGATCCAACGGCAGTGACAATGACTGCCACTCTTGGAACTGCGGTGGCAGAGGCCGATGCTCTAGTTACTCTTGGTAGCTTATCATCATCGTTTGCTACAGGAACAGAAACAGTTGAGGTAGGAACTGGTGTAATTGTAAGTGTTTCTACTGTAGCAATGAGTTTTGCCACAGGAACAGAAACAGTTACAGCTAGTTCTTTAGTAAATGTAACAGGGCTTGATTTAACTATAGTAACAGGTAATCCTTTTTCTACGCCTTGGGCAAACGTGGTGACTGGAGCAAGTAATACTTGGACAGAGGTAAATGCAGCATAAAAAGTGTTGCTTGAATAACAAAAAAGGATATATTTTAGAGAGGTTTAAACATGGCGAGTACATATACAAGTAGATTTAAATTAGAAAAAATGGCCACTGGCGCTAACGCCAATACTTGGGGTACTAGAACAAACAACAATTTAGATGTTCTGGATGCTTTTGGTGGAGGGTATTTAGCCAAATCAGTAGCAGGTTCTTCAAACATTACTCTTACAACAGGAGACGCTGACCCTACTGCTGAGTCAGCTAATAAAGTAATTGAGTTAACAGGCTCTTTAACAGGAGACATAGTTGTTTTTGTTCCTGCTGTTGAAAGTGATTATGTTTTCTTTAATAACACAACTGGTTCACAAACACTTACCATAGCTGCAACTGGACACACGGCTAATGGATTTGTCATAACACAAGGAGCTTACTCACATGTTTATTGTGAAGGTGCTTCAAACTATAAGATTTATAATGCTGTTGACAAATTAGGCACGACAGCTTTTAAAGGTGCAGTTACTTTGGATGCTGGTGGCACAGTAACTTCTGGTCAAGATCTAACTGCTGGTTCAGGAAATATTACACTTAGAAGTAATGGACAAGTTCAGGCTACTTTATTTACAGGTAGTGGTGCTGGTTTAACAGGAGTTGAACCTTTTGCTTCAGGAACTAAAATGGTTTTCTATCAAGCATCCGCTCCAACAGGTTGGACACAAGATACTGCTACTGCATTAAGTGATGCTGCTTTTCGTGTAACCACAGGAACAGGCGCAGGCACAGGTGGTAGTGATACTTTTCAAACAACTTTTACTAGTTCAAAAGCCACAGAACAGAAAGATTTACCTGTTTCAGGATCAGTGTCAGGAACTGTGGGTGGACACACATTATCAACTCCAGAAATTGCTGCTCATGATCACGGTATTGGTAGAAATGCTCAAAACAATCCTCCAGCTGATAATTTATCAGGTAACGTTATGAATAATCCATCAAGCTTTAACTTTAGAACAAGTCAGACTGGTGGTGGTGGTAGTCATACTCACCCTTTTAGTGGCAACCTTTCATCTGCAAATGCTCCAAATGCACAGTTTTCTATTCCCGCTATGGACATAAAATACGCAAACGTAATTGTAGCAGCAAAAGACTAGTGCCTATATTTGACCCTGACGGTAAGTGCCCTCTTTTAAATAAAAAATGTATCAAACATCAATGTGTATGGTATAATATGCTTCAAGGTAAGAATCCTCAAACAGGACTTGATGTACAAGAATGGGGATGTTCCATAGCATGGATTCCTTTGCTTTTAATTGAAAATTCACAACAAATAATGGGTACCAAAGCCGCTACCGAATCCTTTAGAAATGAAATGGTTCAGTCAAATAATATAATGACAAAGGTTTTAGCTCAAAGTGGTAATGCTAAAAAAGCCATGGAAACTGCCTCCTCTATATTTGAATTAATTGGTAATCATCAAGAAGCCATGGAAACTAAAGATGAAAGTTTGGAAGAGGAAACCATTAGACAATTAAGCAATAATAAGGTAAAAGTAAGTGATAAACCTAAAAAATTAAAAAATAAAAAGGTAGTAAAAAATGTCAATAAATATAAATAATACAACAGTTACATCACAGCTTACTATTATTTTTGATAGTGCGCCTAATCCCGATAAAAAAAATCAACCAAATGATGGTCCTGCTTTGGGATCAGGTAATACAGAATCCGATGTTGTTATTGATGGCACAACTTTTTTTAATATACGATCTCACACTGAGATTCCGACAGAAGTTCATGCTCTTCAATGTAGAAAAGTAGGTAGTGATTGGTCTTTTGAATTAGAGTATACAGATACAAGAGAGAATCTTACTTACGAATCACAATCAGATTTACCTCAATGGGTTACTAATATGGTTAAGAGAACAGAGGCTGAAAAAGAATGGATGGATACATACACTGCCACCATAGTTTCACAACAAACATCTTGGACAAATGCGGGTAATAGTATTGAAGATTTTGTTGAAGATGAAACAGCAGCAGTTACAGCTGCCGATTCTGCTAGAGTTACTTATTTATCAAATAATGGTATTACCTACTAAGGTGTTTTTTTAAATTTTAATGAACCAATACGTAGTAGAAGTACGTAAATTAATTCCCACGTCTATTTGTCAAAGAATTATTCGAGTTTTTGATAACAATTATTTTGATGCTCAAGTAACAAATGCTGACAAAAGTTCAACTAACAAATCAATTAGAAACTGTCAAACAAGACACATTCATGGAATGAAGCATACTTTCGGTCAATTAATTTTATATAACTACTTAAATAGAAAACTCTTTGAAGTCATTGAGGCTTATAATAGGAAGCATGAAGATTTTCACGTTTCAAAAGTATCACAATTAGATTTACTTAAATACGAAGCAAATGAACATCCCGCAGGATATAAATGGCACACTGACTTTGGCACTTCGTCAACTCAACGAGCACTTTCAATATCAATAGCCTTAAACAATGAATATGAGGGTGGAGAATTTAATATAAAATTAAATGGTTCTGAAAACAATTTGTTTGAACCAAATGTTGGTGATGCTTTAGCTTTTCCATCCAGTTTTATGTTTCCTCATCAAGTTAATAAAGTTACAAAAGGAACACGTTACGCTTTGATAGCGTGGGTATATTAATGGAACCAATACATATTAAGAATTTCCTACCTAAGCAAGTTTCAACAATACTTTATCAATATTGTTTAATGAAATTTTCAAGACCTGAATGGAGACCACAGATCGTTGATAGAATAGATAAACAAACTGATTGTTTAGCTTGGTCTAGAGATGATGATTTAATGCAAACTATTCTAGATTTATCCACACCTGTTGTAGAGCAAAACGTAAATAAAAAACTTTATCCTACATATTCTTATTTAAGGGTTTATGAGAAAGGAACTGATCTAAGGCCACACACAGATAGAGAAGCTTGTGAATATACTGTAGCTTTATGTATAGGAAGCTCGCCTAATGATAAACCTTATAATTTGTTTATGGGTAGTTTAGATGAGAATCAAGATTATCAGTATCTTGATATGGGTAATACCATGCAAAAATTAAAAATTGAACACAAAATACCAGTATCGGTTAATGATGCCGTTATATTTCAAGGTATTGATAAATTACATTGGAGAGAAAAATGTAATCACGATCACTATATAACTGTTTTTTTACATTATGTGGATCAAGAAGGAAAATACGCAGATCAAAAATTTGATGGTAAGAACGGACTGTGATCGCAAAACAAATATTATTTAGCTCAAGGTTCTCTGAAGAATTACCACATCCAAAACCAGCACTACAACATATACCGAGCGCTTACAAAAATATGCAATCTTTTTATGAAAAAAATTTAAACAGAGAAACAGTAAAAAAATGTGTTCCTTTTCTGGACGCTTTGACTTGTGGATACATAATACCTTTTGCATCAGATATTCAATTTGTATA